TGGGCAGCTCCACCCCGAGGTCCTGGAGCACAGCCGCGAGCGCCGCTGGCTTGGTGATGTCCGTGAAGTCCAGCCGCCGGGTGATGAGCTGGTTGGCTGCGTCGATGGCGAGCTGCTGCTGCTCCCTCGCCCAGGACTCAACCTGCGCCAGGCGGTCCACGTCCACGGCCACGCCGCGCCGCCGCATCTTGACCAGGACCGGCAGCACCCGGCTCTCCAGGTTGTAGACGTTCCACAGGTCCTGCTCCTCAATCTCGCGCTCCTGTTTGCGGAGGATGTTGAGCGGCAGGCGGGCGTCCTGCTCAGCGTAGGGGCCGACAAACTTGCTGTGGAGCGCCCAGATGCCCGCCTTGGCGGAGCGGCCCTTGTAGCCGTAGGCCGCGAGCGCCTCCTGAAGCACGCTCTCATCCTTGCCCGGGATGCCCCGGCGCTCGCTGATCGCCTCCAGGGAGTAGGCCATGTGAAGCTCGTTGATGAGCGGGTCCGCCACCTGGACGTCACGGAACCACTCCACCCGGGGGAACTCAATGCCCTCCTCAGCAAGGAAGTCCAGGTCATAGCCCAGGTTGGCCCCGCAGAGCGTTCCGGTGAACTTCACCCCCATGTCCCGGAGGTAGCACAGCACCTGCTGGGGGTCCATGTTGCCGCCCGCGCCGTGCCTGATGGGCAGGTAGAAGCCCGGGCCGTCCTCAATGGCGAAGGACACCCCGGCGATGAAGCCGCCGCGCCGGACGCCCGGCCCGAGTGTCGTGAGCGTGTCGTCACGGTTCTCAGTGTCGATGCCGACGCGCCCCCGCCCCCAGTCAGTCGGGAGGTCCGACATTGAGGGCGGGGTCCAGCTGCTCTCGGGCTCAAGCAGGGGCAGTTGTGCGTGCAAGGCGCTTCTCCAGCTTCTTCACCCGGGCGGGCGGGCTCCCACCCACCTTGTCGCGGGCGTGTCTGATCGTGGTGCGGTCGCGCCCGAAGAACGCGCCGATGGCGCTCAGCGACATGGACGGGCAGAGGCGGGTGGCCAGATACATGGCAACCATCCTCGCCTCGGCAACGTCCTTGCGGCCCCGGGAGCGGGACAGCAGCGCATGGCGCTGCTGCCCGTATTCACTCCCAACCGCCTGGAGGATGCGGTCAAGGTCGCCCATCAGCCCTCCCCCTGGTAGCCAAACGGCTCCGCCTGGCCGGTGTTGTCGCGGTGGTTGCCCGTCCGGGTGTAGCCCCGGGCCACAGCCTCGCTCTCCGCCAGCAGGAGGTAGCGCCGGAGGTCGCGGATGTCATCAATGATGCCCTCCGCCCGCCCGTCCACGCGGATGGCCTCCAGGATGTCCCAGGGGGCCACGCGCTCCGCCGCCGTGGAGCCGTTCGCGCGGGCCGGGTCCTCGGGGTGCGGCTGAAGCGCCGTCTCCAGCCGGTCCCACTTGCGGGCCAGCATCATGAACGCGCCCACGCCGCCCCGGCGCTTCCAGCTGGAGCCATACTGGCGCTCAGCCCTTTCGAGCCCCTCCACGTCCTCCAGCGCGACCTTCTTCAGGTGCGTCATGTGGCTCGGGTTCACCAACGGGGGCCTCGCTGCCACCGTCTCCCGCCGCGTCTGGTCCGGCTGCCCCCGCCGGTCGGTCATCCCGTCGCTCATCGCTGTTCTCCTCTTGAACTGCGGCCTCAGCCTTGGCCAGCTCATTCGCCGCCAGGTTGTAGGCCAGTTGGACATACTTCGCCTCAGCCGCCCACCGCGCAACGTGCGCCCGGGCCAGCTCCAGGTTCATCTCAGCCTCTGTCACTCCACTTCTCCAATCCGCTTCCACCCTTCCTCACGGAACTCCTGGATGAAGCTCCGCGCCTCGGGGGGCAGTTTCCCGAGGTCATTCTTGCGGCTGAATGAGGCGTCCATCTGGTCGCGCAGCACGCCAGCCGCCTTGTTCCCCATCGCCTCCTCATCCCAGGCCCACAACCAGAGGTCAAGGCTGTCCGCCGCCCGGAGCTTGGCCCAGTCATCCGGCCCAAGGGCATGCTCATCGGGGAGGCGGAGGGCGGACATGATCCGCCGGTCCTCCCGCTTGAGGGGCTCCTGTATCCCCAGCCGCCCGATGGCTGGGCTGGGCACGTCCCCGGTGATGAGCTCGGGGACGTCATGAAACAGGGCGAAGTCCAGGAGGTGCTGGTCATCCGGCCACAGGAGCCGGAGGAGCACGCAGACGCCCCAGGAGTGCTGCCCGTTGCGGTAGGGCTGTGTCTTGGGCCACACGTGGCACCGCTCCACAGCCCCGGCCTCGCGGATGATGCGGACGCGGTCACTGAGCTTCATGGCTCACCCCGTCACCCTGGGCCCGGCGCTTGCGCTCAGCCGCCGCGTCCCGGTTGTCCAGCCAGAGCTCAGCCCCCTGCCGCCAGTCGATGTGCGCGGGCATCTGCTGGAGGTCTTCCCGGGCCGCATCCGTGCCGTCCTTGCGGTACGCCCGGTGGGCCATCACCATCGGGCACGCCACCTTGCGGAGGAAGCGGGACCGGATGCCGATGCACGCCGGGTCCTCCATGAACATGCCCAGGTCCTGGTTCCACTCCTCCAGGTTGAAGGAGGCGTCCCACATCGGGATGGGGAGGATGGTGCCGGCAGCGTAGGGGTCCGGGTTGAGGTTGCCTGTGGGGTACATCCCCGGCTCCTCGCGTCCCTTCCACTGCTCAGACACCTCCAGGCCCCACTGCCAGTTGAGCGCGGCCTTGCCCATGGTCGCCACGTACCCGTGGAAGTTGTTGGACACCTGGAAGTACCGGCCCACGGGCACGCCGATGGCCGCCGCGAGGAACTCCTGCAGGACGCTGAAGTGGACCGCATTGGCCCCATAGGCCCCCCAGACCATGTCGTTGGAGCGGTTGAACACGGTGAGGTCCAGCCGCCCCTCGGTGGACACCGCCGGGAGCGCCATCAGGTTGCAGGGGATGTCCCGGCCCCCGCTGTCCGCCGCGTGCTGGTCCGCGCCCACGTCATACATGCCGATGACCACGCGCCGGTCGTTGGGGTCCGCCTTCAGACGCCTGATGGCCCAGGCCAGCTGGTCCCGGCCCCCGAAGTGGGAGCGCCAGCGGTACCCGTAGGCACCAGGCTGGGTCTTGCCCCCGTCATCGCTGAAGTTGACCATGTTCTTCACAAAGTCCAGGAGCGGGGCGAGGTCCTTGCGCCCGGCCAGCATCCACAGGCTCTCATAGAGGTGGAAGAAGGGGTTGGCGTCCCGGTGGCGGTCCAGCAGCACCCGCTCGGTGGGCTGCTCATAGACGGTGGTCACCGGGAAGGGAGCCCGGAGCACAGGGCCGTTGCGGCTCTCCTGCTCCACCCCGTGCTCCCGGAGGTACCTGGCCCCGGCGTGGAGCGCATAGTTGACGTTGCGTGTGCCGATGACGATCACGTGCGGACCCTCCCTGACATGATTGCGGTGGTGCCCAGGAGCAGAGCCCGGAACGGCAGGCTGGCCTGGAGGCGGAGGAACTCCATGCGGGCGTTGAAGGCCACCCAGGCCTCAGCCTCCTCCCGGATGGCGGCCTTGGCCTCCGGGGTCAGCTCCTCAGTTATCATTCCGGCCATCCTGGGCCTCCTTCTTTGCTGCAGGCTTCTTCACCTTGGGTTTGCGGCACAGGGCCGGGAAGTTGTGGCGGTGGCGGGCCTCCTCCGCCATGTTGCGGGCCACGTGGCCGCAGGAGCAGCCAAATTGCATCCGCCGGTAGGTCTTGTCATCCATCAGAAGCCCCTCCCCGGGATGTACTGGGCACGGGGCTTGCCCTCGCCCATCCGCACCCGGAGCAGCTTGTCCACCTCGCACAGCGAGTTTTGGATGTCGGACAGGTCGATGGGCGGGACCCAGGGGGCGCGGTGGGCGTCCTGCTCCGCCCACAGGGCGCGCATCTCTGCCAGCCCCTCCCCCTGCCGCAGGGGGTAGTCCACGGGACGCCCCGCGAGCCTGTTCAGGCCACGCCGGGAGCCAGGCCCGAGGGCGGACCAGGTGTTGATGTCGGGAGCCCCCCGGAGGTACCGCGTGTGGCGGAGGTCCACCACCACCTGGTACGCCATGAAGGGTCCCCAGCCGATGTAGCGCGGGGCCTGGAAGAAGCCCCAGATGGACTCAAGCCCGAAGTCACGCCCGTTCTCCATCTGGTAGGTGATCTGCTCACGGTCCTCCCAGAGCCGCCCGATCACGACGCGGGCCACATACTGCTGCTTGGTCCAGCTATACCACTCAGCCTTGGGGTTGCTCTCCGCCCGGATCATGTAGGCCCCGGTGTAGACCTTGGCCCCGGTCGCGCTCCAGTGGTCCAGGGCGTTGCCGAGGGCCTCGGGGCTGAAGGCGAAGTGGGGGAGCCCCTGGCCGTTGTCGTTGGGCCAGGCGTTGAAGTCGCACTTGGCCTCGCCCCGGTTCATCAGCCACTGGAGCGTGGGCGGCCAGTTGATGTAGCGGGCGATGGCCAGCATGAGCCAGAGGTCCGGGTGGTCCGCGAACGGCTCGCGGATGTTGCGCCTGATCCAGACGGTCACCCGGTCCAGCTCCCGGAACACGTTGCAGAAGCGGAACTGCCCAAGGACAGGGTCCACCGTCAGCGGGCCGCTCGGGCGGACAGCGAAGTGCTCGGGGTCACACTCCTCCAGGTCCGCGTCCTGCGGCACGTGGAGGTCCGCCGGGTCCGCGCCCGCCCTCAGCTCCTTGCGGATGTAGATGGCGTGGCGCTCGTTGACCCACTCCCAGAGGGGTGCGCTGTTCATCACAGCTCCCCCCGCATCAGCCGCCGGAGGAAGTCCGGGCCGTCCATGTGGGGGACGGTGTAGGTGGGGATGTCCAGGGCCTTGAACTTGGAGCGGGTCGCGGCAATGGACTTCACCTTGTCGTGGACAAGGTCCTCCTTGATGTCGCGGACCTTCCCGGCCCGCTCCTGGCGCTCGCGGATGCGCTCCAGGCACAGCTCCACCGGGGTGTCCATGTAGCAGACGGCCACCGGCTCCCCGCCGTTGTTGAGGTCCCGGAAGAAGGTGAGCCAGGAGCCCGCCACCGTGGAGGCCAGGACGCCCTCGCAGATGACGTGCTCAGCCTCGTGGATCGCCCGGAACACAGCCGCCTGCTGGAGGTCGAAGGTGCCCACGGTGTCCAGACCGCCCTGGGCCTGCTTGTAACTGCCCACGCAGATGACGCGCCCGAGCCCCTCCACGTGGCTGAGGGTCCCGGTGACCCACTTCATGCGCTCGGGGTCAGCCTTTGTCGGGGCCTTGTAGTGGACCAGCTTCACCTCCTGGGCGGAGCCGTTCTGGAACGCCCGGGCCAGCGTGGTCTTGCCGCTCCCGTTGGTTCCCCTGATGTTGATGATCATGTCTCATCCTCCATTTCTATCCCCGGAGCCTATCCCCGGGGAGGCGAGCCCGTCAAGCGGGCAGGTTTGGGCAGTGGCTGGCGAGGTCGTGCGCGCCCCACAGCTCCAGCTCCCGGAGGTGGCTTGCGGTGTCCGCGCCGATGTGGTAGTGCCCGTTGCGGGCGGACTTCCACTTGCACAGCACCGTCTCCACCTCCTGGACGTTCACCTTGCGGTCCCCGCCCGGCGGGGCGTCCATGTCCTGGTAGGCGTGAAGCAGGACCTCGGTGACGCCCTGGGACTGGACGTTGCCGATGAACGGCACGGCCATCTCCGCCCCCTTCTTGGGGTCCCGATACATGGACGTGACGGTGTTCGGGAACTCCACGGGCACGCCCATGACGCGCTCCAGCATGTCCGCCGCCTTGAAGGCAATCCAGGGGCCGAACTGGGGCCAGGTCGTGACCTCCAGCTCCACCGCCCGGAGGTTGATGCGCCCAGGGAGGTTCTCCAGGCTGAGCACCGCGTCCTCGGGCCGGGGGAAGCGCTTGCAGAGCGAGTTGACGCTGTCCACGCACTTCTGGCCGCGCCAGTGGCGGCGCTCGCGCGCCCTGGGCCACCGCTCCATGTCGCAGGCCCCCACCTTGTCCGGCCCGATCTCATTCTGGGCGGCAGTGTGGAGCCATCGCCAGAAGTTGAGGCCCTCGTGCTGGCTGATCCACCAGCTCGCGCCCACGCTGTAGCAGGACCAGTATGACATCAGGAAGCGCCGGAGCCAGTCGCGGTCGAATGTCCCGGCCCGCTCAGCACGCCACAGGGCCGTGTAGAGCGGGTCATGGTCCTGCGTCTCAATCAGCATCCGGCCCCAGGCCACGGGCCGGTCCAGCATGTCTTCACCAAGTTTCGCCATCGGGCATCCCTCCCCCATCTTTGGCTGCGTCCTTGTCCTGGCAGGAGGGGCAGGTGTGTTCCCACACGCCCCGGACCTGCTCAGCCTTGTAGCCCTCGCGGCTGATCGCCTCGCGGACATCGTTCCAGTCATGGTCCGGGCTGTCCACCTCCACGTAGTCGCTGCAGCTGTCGCAGCAGAGGGAGAAGCCCTGGAACTCGCGTTCAACCGTCATGCCAGTGCGCCTTCTTCATCCTGTTGTTGAGCGTCGTGATCAATGTGCCGTAGTCGCAGCACACCACCCGGCCCTTGTAGAGCCCGAAGTTGCTGACCTTGGTGTCGGTCAGGAAGCCCGGGAGCCGCTCGGGGAGCTCATCGGGCCGGAGCGGCTGGACGCGCCTCTGGAGGAGGACGCTGCCCCGGGGCGATAGGGCCACGCAGGGGGCCAGCCACTGGCCCTCCCGGGCGTCCCCCCAGGCCATCCAGGCGTCCCACTCCCCGATGTTGGAGAAGCAGCCCGCGCCGGACTCAACCTTGATGACCAGGGTCGGGTCCTGCTGGTGGGCAAACACCTTGCGGTGGATGCCCTCGCCCAACAGCTCACCGGCGAACACGTTGAAGGCGTCCTCCAGGACCCACTTGCTGGTCACGGCTGCGCCTCCCGGTCATAGGCGGAGTGCTTGAAGTCCTTCAGGCGGTTGGACTTGGCGGCCCCGAACAGGAGCGAGCCGCACGCGCCGCGCCTGTCCCCGCTCTCATCCGCGCAGTGGAGGCAGCCCGAGGGCGGACACTCTGCCACCTCAGCGAACGGCACCGCCGTGTCCAGCCGGGTGAACATCGGGACCTTCTGGCCGTGGCACTGGTCCGCCGTCAGGAAGTCCCTGCCGATGGAGCGGGTGGCCTTGGACCGCAGGGAGCCGTCCGGGGCGCGGTCGGTGTAGGCATACTCATAGCACGTGGCGTAGGTCATCCCGAGCTTGGTGGCCACGGGCTGGAGCCGCCGGTGGGCCTCAAGCCGCCACTCCTCGTCAACGCACTTCTGGCCGCCCATGTTGTCGGTGAACAGGCTCTCAAAGACGCCGCCCCGGTTGTCCCCGAAGCGCCGCTTGATCCGCTCCACCATGGTCGGTGCCCAGGAGTATCCGGCCTCAACAAACTTGACGATGACGTGGTTGTTGCCCACGGCAGCCAGCATGTCGAACAGCTGCATGACCTCCTCCACCGTGGTGACGCCCGGGACAACCGGGTTGACCTGGATGGAGGTGTAGATGCCCTGCCGCCGG